TCAATTAATAGAATTAAAACTTGTGCTTTACAATCTTGTAATGTTGATTATACCCCAGATGGTTCTTATATGACTTTTAATGATGATAATAGAACAATGACTTCATATAATCTTACTTTACAGTTTTCAGAATTAGAACCAGTGACATCTAAAGACTATTTTGATAAGAATGGACCAATCCCAGTTGACCATATAGGTTACTAAAATGTCATACCCATACTTCAGACAAGTTCCAGACTTTGATTATGTAAGCAGAGATTCAAATCAAAGACAAATCTCTGAATATGCAGCAGTTAAGAATCTATTTCGTCGCGGAAAACTTCGTGAAGATATCTTTGGAGATTTATCATTCTTCACAAAATATAAAATCATTGGTGATGAGAGACCAGATAATGTAGCGTATAAAATTTACAATGATGAAACTTTGGATTGGGTAATTCTTCTTTCAAATAATATTCTTAATATTCAAAGTGAGTGGCCTCTACCACAATCAGTATTTGATAAAGTAATGCTTGAAAAGTATGGTTCATATGAAAATCTATATTCTGGAATTCATCATTATGAAACTAAAGAAATTCGAGATAGTTTAGGAAATATAATTTTACCTTCTGGTGTACGTGCTTCAAGTACCTGGAAGACTGGAAATGGATTTATTGCAAGTTATAAAACAAATGAAATTGCAAATGCTATCTATTCTCCATCTGATAAAACATTCTTATTTACTTTAAATAAGAATAAAAATCTTCCCACCATTTCATCGGGAACAAAAATAATCATTAGTGGATTTGAGGAGGCTTCAGTAAATGGTACATTTACTGTGAATGAAGTATTTACAGATTCATCAAATCAAGTAAAAATTAAATTTGTAAATAATAATGATCTAGAAACCGAAATCTTTCCATTATCTGGAAAGGAGAATATAGAATTTATTCTTCAAAATCCAATTTCAGTATCAAATAATTATTATTATCAATATTATGATAATAATCTGGAAACTGAAATCATAGTTTCAAAAGATAATGTTTTAAACTCAATTACTAATTATGATTATGAAGTTTTAATGGAAGAAGAAAAAAGAAATATCTATGTTCTGAAACCAAGTTATTTAAATATTGTATTCAATGACCTTGAAGAACTAATGGAATACAAAAAAGGTAGCGTTCAGTATGTGAACGCTACCTTAAAGAGAGGTGATAATATTCGTCTTTATGGTTGATTACATATCAACCAACTTTGAGAAATATGACATTGCATCATCTTCATCTTCATCAGATTCCTGATTAATTTTAGGAAGCGATGGTGACTTAGAACGATTAAAGGATTCTTCCAATTCCTGCATTACTTTTTCATTACGACCTGAAGAAGATTCATACTCATTAAAATCATCTTCCTTTTCCATTACAGCACGAGACTGTGATGGAGATGAATTCAATTCAAGAACAGAATTCATACGATTCTCAAGATCTTCATAACTCTTGAATTGATCGGGTGCAGTCAGTGCAGTCAGAGAATACTCCTTTTTCCAAATTGATTCCAGAGCATCATCATCATCTAGAAGAGGAGAAACACGATCAAATTCAGATTTGTCGTAGTTCCAATATCCGTCTTTCTTTACAATTTTCAGTTTGAAATTTGCACCTTGCCAGAAATCAAAGGGATTAATTGGAGTTTCATCTTCAAATTCTGGTTGCATTGAATTCAGAATTTTATCAAAGATTTTTTTACCATACTTAAACAGCATAACCTTTCCTTCGTTGTGAGGATTGGTTGGATCTTTTACAACATAAATGTTGCTATAATAAGATAGTTTACGCTTTTGTTTGCGAACAATATCTTGAATATTTTTTGGGCAACTCTCAAATTTACCATCCGCAGAGTGTTTCATTACAAGAGCACGATTATAATCTGTTACTGGATCTTTTTGACCGTTTGTTGTCAGATCATTTTCAATATACCAAGCTCCAGTTGGACCCTGAAAAGCGTGAGTATAGAGCTTTGCCCAAGGAAGTTCTTCTCCTTCAGGAGCAGGAAGAAAACGAATAATTGCAGAACCTACTCCATCCTTACCCATCTCTGCTCGCCAGAAACGCTCATCACCTGAGCTAGAAGAGGTGCTCATCTTTTCAACTTGCTTTACAAGTTTTTCAGTAAGAGAACCAAGAGAGGACTGTTTTTTAAGATTTGAAAAATTTGACATTTGATTAATTTTAGTAATTGGCCTGTGTGACTTAGCTTAATGGATCGTCCAGCCAAAGAAATTCTATCAGATTTATTCTGCCTTGTCAATCTCTGACTTCATTTTATCCAACATTTTAGTCATATTGTTAAATATGATATTCATATCAATTCCAGAAGGAAGCCCCATTAGTTGTGCAGAAGAAGAAATTCTTTCTTTCATTTCCTTTGCTTCTTCATCATCAGACAAACTCAAACGAGTATAAAGAATTTGTTGTTTATTTAAAAGTCTTTCCAGAAGATCTACATGACGAATTCTATCTTCCTTTGACATTCTATGAAAGTTAAAAACACTTCCATATATTTCTTCTTGCAATTCAGAGATTTCTGCCATCTCAGCACGAACAACTTCAGAATCAAAAAAACTCATTTTTCTCCTACAATCAACTCTTTTAAAATTTTTTTATATTTGAATACATCAATATGTATAAATGGTGTATATTTTTTAATTCTTCGACTCACCGTTTCCCAAACCGGATCTGATAGCTTTGAATCAAAATTCTTTCTATATCCTAAAATGTTATCATAGATTACCATACTTTCCAAAGAAATATTACCAGATAAGAATTTCTTAAGTAAAATGGGATGTCCATTTGAACAATCAAAGACTTCATTTAACTGATATTGTTCAAATAAATTCGTTGATTCTTCTTTAAACAGATATGAAAGTGATTGGATTTTTTTCTGCCATTTATTAAATCTATCTTCTCCTTCTTTAATAATTTCACCAATCCATAATGATTCGGAATCATTACAAGATACAAAATTTGCAACAAAAAAATCTTCTATTTCTTTTTCATTTCTTTGTCGTGATAACTTTTCAAACCAGAATCTATCACGACGTTTGTAAAAAGATTGAAGACTTGCTCTAGTCTTTTTATTGTACCTATGATAATCGTATGAATCTTTATTAAAGTGATTTTTTAAGGCAAGATATTTACAATATACATCAAATGGTGCCATTAAAAAACCAGTCTAGCACGAGAAGTTTTTTTCAGAAAGTTTAATTCAGTTGCTTCACAACGAAGTTTTTCTTTTAAAGGTTTTGAAATTAACTTTGAAATTGATTCAATGTCAATTTCATTTTGCTCACAAAATGAAATAATTGCATCAATATAATTTGTTTTTTGCTCTAATACAATTTTCTCAATTTCTTGAGCAAATTTAGATGGACAGTAAAATTTGCTTTCTAAAGCTTTCTCTAATTCATTCTCCATCTGACCTAAGATTGTGATGTACAAATTCTTTAATATAACGAACTAATAACTTAATATAGTCCCCTTTATTTCTTTTGTCAAATACTTTTACTTCTCCACTTGGAGTTACCATAATGGTAATTAATTTGACTGGAGGGATTTTTGTAAGTTCATAATACGCAGAAGCATAGAAGGTTTCTTGAACGAAATAATTTTCAATCCATTCTTCTGGTTTGATTTTTTCTGAAGTTTTAAAATCAATTACAGCAAGTTCACCTTCATACTCAGCAATTGCATCAACTCGTCCAGCAATTCCAAAATATTCTGAATATAAAGTTCTTTCAATTGCGTGAATATTATTTATCTTATCCAAATAAGGTTTTGCGTGATAAAACATCACCTTTGTGAGAGGTTGATAATTATCCCAAATTAATTCCTTATTTTCCAGATAATCCTGACAAACTTGATGAAAGTCAGTTCCTCTTGCAGTTGCTTTTTTGGTAATTGCATTTGCTTTTTCATTACCAATTCTCTGTCTCCACTCCAAAAAAATCTGACGATTATAAAATGAAGTAACTGAAGTGATTGATGGAACCCAATTACCATTTGGAAGATGATACAATCTCATTCCATTTGTTTCTTTTTTTTCTAATTCCAAGTCACCCAAATAATTATGATGAATAAAATTCATACATCAAAGTCCCAATGTTTTTTTAGCAATTACAAATTCTTTTACAAGAGAGCTGCGAACAATATCATCAACATTAAATTCAATCTTTTCAAACGAAGGCATTATATTGATGATTTTTATAAAATCAATAATTCCATTTTTTTCACTCATTCTAGTTAAATCACTTTGTTCTATATCACCTGCGAACATAATTTTAGTATCCATACCACAACGGGAAATTACAGAAAAGCACTCGTGGGCGGAACAATTTTGAGCTTCATCTACAATGATAATAGAATTATCTAATGTAATACCACGAATAAAGGAAGTACACCAAAAAGAAATTGTTCCTTGTGCTTTTAGATTTCCATAAAGCATTTCAAAATCTACATCACTTGGCATCTGAAACATATATCTTACCATATTCTTATATGGTATTTCGAAGAGAGATTTTTTATCTTCCTCCTTTCCAGGCATAAAACCGATTTCTCTCGTTTGAACTAAAGAACGAACAATATAAATTTTTTCATATGGAGTTCTTTCATCCAAAACATCTTTAAGTGCTTTATATAAAAGAGAAAAAGTTTTACCAGACCCAGGAACTCCGTGAGCAAAAATATTTTTACCTTCATCATAATAATTAAACAGAAGTTTTTGATTTTCTGTAATAGGTTCAATATCCAGAAGATTTTCTAAATTAATTGGTTTTTTACGCTTTGCCTGACGAGCAGTGAGACCAATTCCTATTGATTGTTCGTCTTTTCTATTTCTTCTTGCCATTAGATTTTTTTCACTTTTGACTTTGGTGCTTTGCTTGCATTTTCTAAAACTTGATTCCACGAAGGATGTTTTGAGATTAATTTATTTTGCCAATCGCCCACTTCTTGCGAAGAAGCACATCCTTGGCTCCAATCTCTATCCCACCCATCTTTGAAATTTTCTTCTTTCCATTTTTCCCAAGAAGAAATTGTCATTTCAAGTTCTTTAGTTTCACCCGTATTTTTATTGATGACTGGATAAATCGGCAATTTTAGTTCTCCATAAAATATGAAAATATTTAGGGAGAAAGTTTTGCCTTTCTTAATCTCTTTTCTTCATAATAACCCCAAACATTTGGTGCCCACTTTTGAAGTTCTGGAATAAAAGCCTCACATAATGATTGAATCTCAAGTTGAGCGTCAAGTTTAGACCTCAAATCCATAAAGTGAAGAACAGAGCGTAGGTTAAAGGAAACTACAAAGTTTTGACGAATTGCTTGAGGAAGATAGTCACGAATATGTTCTTCACACATACCCTGCTCATAGTAATCAGCATATTCCTCACACTCACCCAGAATACGCTCTAGTTTGCGTTGGCGGTGTTCTTCAGTCCATTCATACTTCTTACCCTTACGATTGGTGTAGAACCCCACAGGGCGCACGTAGAAGACTTCTTCAATATCAAGTTCTTTTTTAGCAACCTTGACTATACGCTTTCCAGTGTATCGTTGAGATTGAACATCCCAAGTAGTTCCAATACGATGGGTTCTTGCCTGAACGATTACACTATGAACATATCCAGCTACTGAAAAAGTAATTTGAGGATGTTCCAAACAATTTCCACAAATAGAAACTTTATAATTACGACGAACAATCAATGCACCTGTGGAGACAGTAGCACAATGAATTTTACCCGTATATGTAATCCACTCTTCCGTATAAGTTCTTGAACGATTTGATTGTCCACATTCTACTCTAGGATATAGTCTATCAGTTAATCTCAATACATATAGTTTATTGTGATTTTCATTTTCCCTTTCTTCAATATTGCAAGTAAACTTCATTCCATTTATTGATGCTAGAGACTGAAGTTGGTCTGCTAATGTTTGAGATGTGGTTGAATAAGACCAAGTTTTTCTTCTAATAGTACCATCAGAATTTTTTAATCCATCTAAAAGATTGATAATACATTCTCTATCTAATTTAAGATATTTTTCTGGAAGTTTCTTTTGTGGACTGAGATGAGTAGAAATGCAATTTTCTTTCATCCAAGAACCTATTTCAGGATATGAAACCACATACCTATCATTATTAGTTGGATAAAAATCCAATCCCAATTCAGTACAAATACTTTCCAAATAGTTAATTTTTCTCTCTAATTTTAGATGAAAACGAAGGGTATTTTTACTTGTATGTCTATCCCCGTCACCAACCCAAAATCCAATAAGACTCCAAAATAGAGGATTATCTATTGGTGTTTCAATTTGAATTCTTTCAGATTCTGATAGAATTCCAGATGTAATGTATCTAACTGGTTTATTGAATACTTCTTCTGCTGTTATTGCATATGAAGAGGACCAAGTTCCATCATTATGTCTGGACTGAACGATCATTCTGTGATCTGGACTTACTAAAAAGTCTAAGGATTGACCCTCCAAATGATACATTTTTCCTGTATAATCCCAACACTGAACTGCAGAGGGTTTTTCGAAGCATACAACACCAGTTTTAGTGTCATAAGAGGCAAGGTTTGTTTCTTTGCTTACAAAACTCCAATATACCCAACCTTTATCAGTTAATACTTCAGTATCAGATGAATAACATCCATAATGACCCCTCTCATTTGCAAGTAGTGTATCTACGATCCACTCACCACACTTCTGTGGTGTAGGAATTTGTTGATGATGAATAGGAATTTCCGAATAGTCACACTTTCCTGCTTGGTAAATTACCTGCTCTGGAATTGGATATCCTTGAAGTTTTACTACTTCAAGTCTCTTATCAAGT